AATGCCCTCGTCGATGCCGAGCTTAGGAACGACGCTGAACTTGAGGCTGTATTTCTGACCGTCGATCTCGTAGCCCTCGCGGGCCAGCTCGCGACGAGTTTTGCCGTCGCTGCCGAACTCCCGGTTATCGATGTCGTGCGGCCCCCAGTGATCGCCATACGTGTATTTGCGATCCTTGAGCACCTTCATGTAGTGCCGCAGGCCTTCACCGCTGTTCTCGTAGAAATCGATGACGTGATATTCCTCGCCAACGATCCGGACAAACCAGATCGCGGTGGAGTCGCCTACGCCAATATCCCAGATCGTATGGACCGGCAGATGGCTGTTGTCGGGCAGCGCTCCGATACGCTGAGCGGCGTAAAGCTTGGTGAACTGCTTGGCGTAATACGCGCCCTCGATCGACTGCTGGAAAGCTTCGGCCGGCAGAGACGGGTATTCTCGCTTCATGTCGTCGCCGAGCGTCTTCTCCTTGGCCGCGTACCAGGCGCGCTGTTCGGGGTTCGTGACGATCCCGTGTTTGGCTGCCAGTTCGTTGAAGTAATCGGTCAGGCGCTGCGGGATGACCACGTCGGTGGGGTCAAGCCAGTAGGCCTTGTTCTTCCACCAGCTGAAAAAGAAAAACTTCCAATCGAGCAGGCCCAGGGGCACACCGGCCAGTTGCTGGCGCTCGGCACTCTGCGAGTAATCGAAGAAGTAGCCGGCCCGACCTTCCGCCGTTGATTCAATCGTGACGAAGCAGTCGGTTGCCACAGCCTCAAAGGCGCCGGTGACAATCTCGCGGGCCTTGTGCGGGAACTTGGCGCAGATCTTCCCGAACTCAGACACATGCAGGTAACGCAGCGTGCCGCCCCGGAAGGACGTGGAAACGTAGAGTGAGCCGCCTTTGCTGAATACCAGCTCCCCAGCCGCATCGTTGCTCGCCGGGTTGGCTGCGCGAATATCAGCCGGCAGGTTGTCGTACGCATACTTCACCTTCTCCCGGAACAGGCGCTTAGCGTCGTTCAGGGTGTGAGCAATCAGGGCGCACTTGGCTGACTCGAACAGCGCCGCGTCCAACTGGATGATGCAACACTCAGTGGTGAAGCCGAGCTGCCGAGCCTTCAGGATGATGTTGCGGGTGTGCATCCCATCGAAGTACTCGATCTGCTCGTCCGTCATCCGGAAGCGGACCTTTTTGCCCTGCTTGTCCGTGATGAAGTAGAGATTGTTCAGCCTCCAACGCTTGTCCCGGAGCAGCTTCATGTGCTCGGGCTTCATGTCAGGCTTCCTTCGATAGTTCGTCCATCATCGCGGCCAGGTCGCTGACTGTCTTGTCACCTGTCTCCGTGTCGAGGTTATAGGCCTGGCGTTCGCCCTTGATGACCTTCAGCTGTGCGTCAACACCAGCGTTCAGGGATCGGGCGAAGTCACCGGCGTTATCTGCGGTCACATCCATGTCGGATAGAGCATCGCAAAGTTTGTTCGCAATGCCGCGCCACTGAGCAAGATCGATCCGGTGCGACAACACCAGGTCAGCACGAATGTCTGACTCGGCTTCAACAATTTCCGCATCAGTGCGCTGCGTACTTTCCGTGCGTACTTTTGTGCGTACCAGTTTCTCCTTGGTCGCGGCCTGAACCTTTCCGGTCAGATCCCGCTTCCAGTCTTCCTTGCTTGCTCGCTTTCGAATCGCACCCTCTGTGAGGCCGTATTTCTCTGCTAGCGCTCTGACTGACGGGGAGCCCGAGCGGTACGAAGCCTCTATAGATTCCCAGTCAATGGACTTTCTCGACGCCATTGCTGATTTTCCTTTCGATAAAACTCATCACTGAATCGCGATGAACATCTTCTGCGCCCATTGGCACAGCGATAACGCCGGCCGAGCGGCAGGCATCCATCACAAGCAGCTCTTCCTCCGGCCGCCCCCACGAAGAGAAGACCAAGGCCTTACGTATTTTCGGCACTCCAGCGTTTGCCATACCAATCTGGATCGCGTAGGCGATGCATTGACCCAAGCCTGAAAGGACATGCTGCTTTCCCTTCGCGCCGTCTTTCAGCTCGCATACAGTGAGCGAGCCATCGGCATGGATAAGCAGATAATCGACTCGACCCCGCGGAACTGGGAACTCGGCTTCGGCCCGAATGATTTCCGGCACCTCGCCATCAAACATCCTGATATGTGGCATGTCGGCTGCAAGCAGACCGCGAACCACCCCGGAGAGGAATGCTTCACCCGTCAGATGAAGGTGGTGGTAGACGACGTGAGGAAGGCCGGCCAAGCTGCAGGCTTCGCGGATTGCCTCCCAGTCGGGTTGCTTGGTTGTCATAAATTGTCTCAAGTAAGCCTAAAGCAGGGATTGAAATAGTGGCGCGGTGCCGGTATTGGTGGGAATCAACTCACTAGCAAGGAAAGCAGCATGTCCACGACCATTCACGCAGCAACGCTTAACAGCAACAACAACGCATTTAACGCCGAAGACAAGCGGGCATTCGCAGTAGGTATCGCTCTAGAGCTTATCGCTGCAAAGCTGTCATCCGGCGCATCTACAAATCTTGAAGGCGAAGTAAGCAACCTGTCCAAGTACGCCGACCAGATCCAGACAGCACTGAAACTCAAGTGATCCACCCGTGCCGCACTCATCTGCGGCACACCTACCCTTCCCCGCCATCCAGCAGCACATCAATCAACTTCTGCTCACCCAGGCGCATGGCACCCAAGCACTGCTGGTCGTCACACTTAGGCCCCAGCCCGAACACAGTGACCTCGCCTTTTGGGCCGATCAGGGTCAGAGCACCAACAGAACAATGCGGATGCACACCGGCATCGAGATCATCAGCAATCTTGCGCAGGGTCTTGGCGGCGTCGCGCCAGTCCTCCCGCTTGAACTCCAGAACCTTGACGGTCATTGGTTCACCATGAAGTGCGTTTGTCCGTGCGCATGCCCGTGCAAGAGTGATACGACCAACCCCTGAGGCAGGCCCGCGGCCTTGGCAGCGTCTACCGCTTTGGCGATGGCGCTATCCAGTTCAGTGATCGCCTGGTTGATGGCGGGGCTCAGCGGCAGAGCGTGATGCAGACGCGTTACGTTGCTCATGGCTCACTCCAATGTCGCGACACAATTTGCTGATTCGCGAAACGTGTCGCGGACTATTTGCTCTTCTGTGCAGCCGAGTAAGCCGCCTCACACGCAAAGCCAGCTATTCGGCTTCGATCAAGCGCTGCTGCCAGTCTTCCCGCTGTTTCGTCAGCGCTTCTACGCAGGTCGGCGAGCAGAACGGTAAGGTCGGCTCTTGCCTTGCTTCCGCTGGCAATCTCGGCAGTACAGGACTTTCGGCTGGCAACGAGGTCGGTGATTTGCTGCTGCAAGCTGCGAGCCCTGCCATCAGCAATAGCAACGGCAGCCGTAACGTGTTCAGTCTTGGCTTTCGCATCGTCGGAGACTCGGTTGATGTCATCAGTGATTTGGCGTTGCAGGCGCAGCGTGTTGCCGAGCGACGTCACCCTGGCATTGGCCGTGTCGCGCTCAGTTGCCACGAGCTGACGATCAGCCTTCACGCTATCCAGCCGCCACGAGAGGTAGCCAATGGATGCCAGCATAGCCAGGACAACCCACAACCACGTCGGGACTATCCGAAGAAGAGTCACGGGATCTTTCTCTCTGCTGCCTTGCCGACCTTGTCGCAGGTCATGCAGTGCTCGCAGTTCAGCGTCCGGCAGAGCCAAGCTTTCACCAGCTGCCAGTACGTGACCATGAAGATGTGGCGGGCGCCGGCAAGAGCCAAGGACACATGAAGCGTCAGCCCAGCTGTGGTCGGGCCGAAGAAGATGTTCTGGCTCCGAACCATCACCACGAAACCGCTGATGGCGATCGTCGAGTAGATCAGCTTCCCAAGGATGCCGTCTCTCACTTTCCCGCTCAGTACGCACCAAGTTGCCCACAACGAAATCAAGCCGACTGCGATGGAGTTGATCAGTTCGTAGTTCATGGTGGATTGCCTCCCCCGAACCGCTGGCGGATAAGCGCCCAGAGGTCAGCGGCTTTAATGGCCCGGGTGATTGCCGCGATCAGCGATCCGCCGAAGGTGCCAAGCAAGAAGCCGATACCGGCAACGCTGCGAGGCTCGACGACGCCGAGATAGGTACTGACCAAGCCCGTTAGGTAGTGGGCGCAGGCAGCGCCCGAGAAGATGAAGATCACCCAAGCCTTTCGGTCGACCAAGTCATCCTTGTGCCAGAAGCTGGCGACTACGGCTCCCAGCAATCCGGCTGCAAACCATGTATCCAACCTGTCGAACAGGCGGTAGAGAAGCTCCATGCGCTCGACTCCATTGGCATGACGTGAATTGAATCAGCCCCAGCAGCACTCCCAGCTCAGAGCGATGGGTGTGGTGGAGCCGAAAATGAAAAAGCCCCTGCAATTGCAGGGGCTCTGAATAATGAGACAGTTATATTTTGGGATGCTACAGGTCCCGCAAAGACAAAGTTCCAGAGCAACTAAGCGGTGTTTTGAGAGCTTAGGCGATCAGCAATTTCCTTCTTGACCTTCTTCCAGTCGTTCTGCAAATCCTCAAAGTCGCCGGCGAGCTCCCACCGGGTTGCATAGGCCATTAGGCCGTAGTGCTTTCTCAGTTTGCAGGCCAATTCGTAAGCCTCATACCCCATAAATCCAACTACTGTAGCCTTGGAATTTGGACCTTCAGTGGGATCTACCGATTGATCATAGACATAGTAAAGATACTCATCGGCGTGGGCCTGAGTGGTCGCAAACCAAGCGACTTCACTAGCAAGATCTGTGTCGATTGACTTTAGAGCGTCTCGGCTAACATCAAGATCAGGATAGTTGCATGAAGGCCAGCTCTGATAATGAGCGTGGACGTCTAGCTGAGCACTAATCTCTCGATACTGCTTTACGCTGCGGCTTGATTGTCGGGCGTATTGATCAAGTTTACCAACCACCTCGATTGCAGCGAATTTCGCTTCCTTTCGCTGATCTCGGCTCTTGAAAACCCAGTCTTTGAGCCAGCCGATCAATGCCGCAACGACACCGCTAGCGAGAACGATTTTTACAATATCGCCCCAGCCCAATACCGCAGCCGCTATTTGGGTTGATTCCATTTAAAACTCCATAAAAAAACCCAGCACTTTGGCCGGGTTTTTTCTTCATTCCCAACCGCGCGCAGGAATGACAGGATGGGCAGATAATGGCTCATTGGTTCAATGCCAGTCAAGCAACTTCTGACATCACAAGGCCTTCATGTTCGAGAATGTGCTGAGCCTCGATCAAAGCCAGGTCAACATTGCTCTCCAGCGCCTTGCGAATGTCTCGGCGCCACCGCTCTTGTGTCTTGATCGGGTGCGGCTCGTTCGACCAGTTGTCCATCTCGTACCACCCGGCCGGTAGCACATTGGTGGAGCGCTTTCCGTCCCCCCCCGGTAGCTTTGGCAGCGCCCAAGTGACCACTGCGCAATGCAGGAATCGCTCTGGCGCCGGCGACCGCATTATCTTTGTCAGCTCGGCGATGGCGGCGTGTTTTCGGTCCGTGTGAGTCGAGAACTTTGCCACCAACACCCGCCAGTGCGCCGCCGCCAGCGATTTATGCAGCCGGCCAAATACCCAGCAGTCAGTCAGGAATGCAGCCTCCTTGCCGACTATCTCCCCCTTCTGCTTAGCACACTGGACCTTTGGCTCGAAGTCGCAGCCGCCGGCGGAGTTTATGGTTTCGGCGGCGAGCGCCCGAACAACTGCGGATACCACGTTGCGATAGGTCATGCTGCTCTCCCCTTCAGCTCTCTTGTTTTTGCCCGGTAGTCGGCGGTCATCGCCTTCAGTTCTTCGATGGTGTACTTCTTCGGCTCATGCGGGCCTTCCAGCCAGTCCACAGCCTCGGCGCCGATCCGCTTCACCAGCGCGATGCGATAATTCACGATGTTCCCGGAAAGCTGCGTGTTGCATGGCGAGCACTGGCGATGGCAGTTCAGCGGTTCAAAGCGTAAAGCTGGGTTGCTGCCGACCGTCCTGTAATGCCCTGCGTCGTACTTGCCCTGGTGGTGCCGTCCACAACTGATACAAGGCAACTCGGCATCCCGCTCACGCACCCACGCATTGAACGCAGTCTGCGTGTCCTTGAGATGCTCGGCCCGGCTCTTCAGCTTCTCCTTGCGGACCTTGATCTCTCGACGCTCGATCTGGGCAAGCGACTTGCGAGCCTTATCCTGATTCACGTCCTTGATGGCCAGGCCACACTTGGGGCTGCACACTGATTGCCCAAAGCGCTGCGGCGGAAAGCTGATACCGCACGCAGGGTTCTTGCACTTTTTCGGCCGGGGTAACTTTGGCGCTATGCGCATGGCTCGGCCTCCTTGGCTCTCTGCTGCTCTTGGGTAAAGTCGCCACGCAACGGCATCAGTTGCGACGGCTTGAAAAACCCGTAGCCGTCCTCACCCTCTTGCTCGACAACCCACCCTTCATGCGGGGCGGCCCATGGGGCACCGTCAGGTTCGATGGCGCCACTTCCGCCCGGGATGAAGACAACCAGCGAAACGGCAGACATCGCGGGCATGCCGTAATTTGAAACGAGAGTGAGCGCCAAATCGCCCGGCTTGAATTGATGGCTCATGCAGCATCCTTGCTGAGTAGGTCGGTGAACACCACGCCCTGACCGGTGAAGAAGGCGGCGATGCGGTCGGTGTACTGGACGCCCTGGGCGCGATTGAACAGGCTGGTAACGGGGAAGCCGTCAGGGCCGAACAGCTTGCACTCCCCCATCATGGCCAGCTTCTCCTCGTAGGGCAGATGGCGCATGACCCGATACCAAGCAGCCTGGAATCCTGAATCCTCGTTCAGCAGGATCTGCACACCGAAGTGCAGCTTGCAGTAGCGCCGAGCATCGGCCGCATCGCCGATCTGGGTCATCTCAGCGATGCGCTTGTACATCCCAAACCACAGCGAGTTCTGATCAAGCGTGCGGTCCTTGCCTGGGCGCAGGGAGACCACGACGAACTTCTTGTCGCGGTACATGGTGGTCAGGCAGGTGATGGCCTCGGAGAGCTTGGCCTGGCTGTTGACGCTGATCTTGTCGGTCATGATCAAAACCCCTCCTTGCCGCGCTGTGATTCCCACTCGAACGGAATGACAATCACCCCGCCCTCCCGCAGGCGATCCGCACAGCGCTCGCCGATGGCGGCCGGCAATGCCTTGGCATCCAGGTTGGAAACGATCACCGTCGGGCGCTGCTCTTCGTACCGGCCGTTGATGATTGCGAACAGCGTGGTCAGCTCGAAGTCGCTGGGCTTTTCCTTGCTGACGCCGATCTCGTCGAGGATGAGCAGCGACGGGCTGACGAGGCTCGACAGGATCTGGCTCTCGCTCTGTTCGCTGGTCCGGTCGTAGGTGGCGCGAATCGCTTGCAGCACGGCGCCGACAGTGCGGTACACGGCCGTAGCGCTCGACCGGGCCATGATCTCGTTCGCGATCGCCACGGACAGGTGCGTTTTGCCAGTGCCAGGCTTGCCCAGCAGCAACAGGCAACGGCCCGACTCGGCGATCAGCGAGAACTCGGCGGCGTACCGGCGGCAGGTGTTCAGCGCCTTGTGCTGCTCAGCGGTGGTGGCCACGTAGCCTTCGAAGGTTTTGCCAGCGAAGCGCTTCGGGATCAGCGCCGAGCCAAGCTTGCGCTCCATGGCCATGCGGAGCATCAGCGCCCTACTCTGGCGCTCAGACTCTTCAGTCGCTTCCTGGGCGATCCGGGAGCACTCAGGGCAGCCGGTCTTCAGCTCGCGGCCGATGACCGAGAAAATCTTCTGCTCGAACTCACCGTGGGTTTCGCAATCGGCGGGCTGGATGCGAGTTCCTGGCGGTAGCTCGGGGGTCGGTTGTACTGGTTCAGAACGCATAGCTACCGTCCTCCCTCTGGATCAGTCCGTCGGTGTAGTTGCGGTCAGCGAAGCCGGTGTGACGGCTCTGCGGGGCAGTTTTGGCAGAGGGTTGTTCAGCCAGGCGCTTGGCGATCCACTCGGCCTTGAAACCTTGCCATCCAGCGGACAGTGCCTCGGTCATGGCGGTCTTCACGTCGATCCCATGATCGGTCTTGCACTTAACCAGTTCGGCGTTTAGCGAATCCCAAACGGTCGCGGTGGTCGCGGCGCGCTTGGTCTTGCGCAGGGACAGCCAGTCGACCAGCAGTTGCTCAGGGATGGCGTTCGGGTTGTTGGCCAGCATCTGGATTTTGCCGAACGGCTTCTTGTGCTCAGGCTTCGGCGGAGCCAATTGCGCTTGGGGCGGATTAATCTCTTTCGAAGAAAGAGTTAATAGGGGTTCTTTCTTTGTATAAAGAAGGCAAGTTGCCGTTTTGGTCTCACTCGCCTCAGGTCTCAGTGAGACGATTTGGGCTGAGTGAGACGTTTTGGTCTCAGTGAGACGGTCAGGTTTTTCCTCATAGAAGGACCACTCGCGAATAGGGGAAATCCCGATATCACCTCGGCTTCCCCCTACCCGGAAAATGATTCGACGCTCAAGGAGATGACTGATCGCTTTCGACGTGACGTCTCGGCGCATGTTGGTCTGCTTGCCGATATCGTCGGCGGTCAGGCGCTTGGTTTCGAGTTGATAGCCGATGGTCTGCCGTGCAATGGCCATGAGAACGCGCAGTTCGCGCGCTGGCAGGTCAACCGTAGCCAAAGCCTCCATCAGGCTGTTGTCCATACGGGTGAATCCCCTGCTGCTGTTCAGCTGGATGATGTTGTCGGGGGTCATTGCTTGACTCCCTGAGAACGAGATTTGAGGCGCGACACGTTTTCGGAATTAACAAAACGTGTCGCAACATGGTTCGGGGTATTGCTTGAATTAAGCTGGCTCTGCATAATCGACGCTCTCTAGTTTCGCGAATCAGCCGACCTTCTCCGTCGGCTTTTTTGTGTCTGAAATTCAGGCAGCCTTCAGCGACTCGCGCAGCACGTGCAGCGCGTCAATTGCTTCTTGGATGGCTTTGTCGCCCTGGGCTTTTTCGTGCTGACTAATGTGGTTGTCTGCGGTGGCGTCGAAAATTAATCGGCCCACGTCGCCACACTCGGCGGTCAAGTGGCACAGAGCGACCATCAACGGCTTCGGTGCAGGGCGTTCACGCTCGACCAAGTCAAAGCCGAACTCGTTAGCCAGGGCCGACAGCGGACCTTTGTCGCCGGTGTGCAGCAAAATCCCGTACAGATGCTCGATGGTCAGGTGGTGAGCGTCGTTATCCGGGTTTGCGCGCTGGAGCAGGCTCACATGCGGAACTCCCATCTTGGCGCTCAGCGACTTTGCTTCGTTGTCCTTGACCGCGTCGTGGCAGGCCCGCAGGAACTTGTCCATTCGTAAAACCTCGTTTCTGTTTCCGTGGTGGCGTAATGCCAACAAGGCGATCATTCGTTCATCAACTGATCAGGGGCGCATCCATGACCACTAATTCTGAATTGCAAGGCGAGATATCCGCCCTTTGTTGCTTAGTGGTCGCCCTTGCTTCCACCCTTCCCCTGTCTTCTCAGCTCAGGCTTTGGCCTGCGTTTGAGCGAATTGCCAGCCCTCTTAGAAGGAGACTTGACCGTGAAGAGTTGCGCAGCTTCGAACGGGCTACTGCCTCGCTCAGCTCGCAGCGAGTTATTGGTTAGCTGGCAAGGCGCTGGACTTGCCCGGGAAATGGCTTGATCTCTTCAGCCTTGAAAGATCCGTCCTCGAGCTCGATCACGTAAACGACCCGATCTGCACGAATTGCTTTGCTGATACCGCCTTGGGTAAGCCCAAGAGCGGCAGCAGCCTTGATCTGCCCGACCTTTGTCACGAACTCTTTTAGTGGTGTGCGTTGCATGCGGGATTCTCCTGCGTGATGCATTCACAAGTATTACCTGCGGTCTTTATCAAGTCAATATCGGCGGTCCTAGAATGTTAATACCCGAAGTAATACAGTTGGCCGATGAAAATTCCTGAAAAAAAGCCAGCCAAAAAACGCCCGCTATCTGAGATAGAGGCTGCTGAGTGCTCTGCGCTGAATGCCATCTACAAGGCAAAAAAGAAGGCTCTTGGGATCAGCCAAGAAAAGATTGCGATCGAGGGCTTAAAGGCGAACAGCCAGAGCGCTGCAAGCCATTACTTGACCGGGCGAAACGCCCTAAATATTGAAGCCGCCGCAGTGTTCGCCCGCTACCTCCAAGTACCGGTTTCCGATTTCAGCGAGCGCCTGGCCAAAGAGATCAAGGGGATTTCTGGCTCTTCAGAATCCAACGTCGGCGAATCCCGCCAGCCTGTGGAATCCTACCGCTACCCGGTGATCAGCTGGGTAGCCGCCGGCGCCTGGGCTGAGGCAGTGGAGCCCTACCCCGCCGGCTTCTCGGATCGCTATGAGTTTTCAGAGTACGACTCGAAGGGAGCTGCGTTCTGGCTAGAGGTCAAAGGCGATTCGATGACTTCGCCGGTTGGGCAAAGCATCACTGAGGGCACGCTGATCCTGGTCGATACCGAGGCTGAGGTTACGCCAGGTAAGTTAATCGTGGCCAAGCTGCCGGATAGCAACGAAGCAACATTTAAGAAGCTTGTGAGTGACGGCGGCCGGCTGTTCTTGAAACCGCTGAACCCGAGCTATCCCATCGAGGCGGTCGACGAGAACTGTAGGATCGTTGGCGTGGTTGTTCAGGCGTTGCAGAAGTTTTACTGATGCCTTCCGCCCTGGGCAAGCAATCGACCTCATGGCGAGAGCAGAGCTTCTGGAGCAAGGTTGGAGTCATTGCTTGCCTAGCTTTCCTGATGATCCTCCCCGGCTATTCCGACGCCGCAGGGCTGGGCGGAGGCTCATCCGGCCGCAAGCAGGTATTCAGCCATGGCTTTGTGGTGCTCTGTATTTTCGTGGCCGTGATTGAGCTAATAGCGCTAAGCCATTACTATGACGCATAAAGTTGAAATCGCAGACGTGGATTAATCATAGCTGCGCAGATGAGGGGCTTATTTAGGTCCTGATAACATATAAAATTCTGACTAACATAAATGGAATTATAATGAGCCTCTTACTTCAAACCAACTTAAAAGGCCGTCTTAGGAACACATCACTACCAAAAAGCCACGGCCTTCTTCCTGTGTTTGAGGCTATTGTAAACTCAATCCATTCAATAGAAGAGAAAGACAATCTCGAGAAAGGACGAATTGTTTTAGAAATAAATCGATCCCAACAATCAGCTCTCGATATAGAAGCCGGGCTGGAACCTATAGTTGGATTCACGATTTCTGATAATGGTTGTGGATTTAATGAAACAAATTTTAACTCATTCCAAACACTTGACTCTGACCACAAAATAGATAAAGGCTGCCGGGGAGTAGGAAGGCTGATGTGGCTAAAAGCTTTCGACAAAGTAGACGTTGAAAGTTACTACTATGATGGCGAAAATCTGAAATCCCGTTCATTCAGCTTGGACGAATCGAATGGGGTAAACAACCTATCACAGCTTCTTAGAGAGGGTACTGGAAGTGGGTCAAAGATAAAGCTTTCTGGATTTAATGAAAGTTATAGAGATTCAACGCCCAAGACCGCCGCAGTGATCGCCAACCAATTACTGGAGCACTGCCTCTGGTATTTTGTACGCCCAGACGGGGCCCCAAGAATTTCGGTTAGAGATGGTCTAGACACCATTGATATTTATAGCTTGTACGACACAAACATGATGTCGGCTGCCACTCATGAGAAAATCGAGATCCTTGGCATTGACTTTGAGCTTACTCATATAAAATTTAGATATTCAACATCAAGGAAACACCAGATAGCTCTTTGTGCAGCTAATCGCCTAGCCAAAGAAGAAGGGATACAGGGAAAAATACCTGGGCTAACTGGTAAGTTGACGGACTCAACAGGTGATTTCATTTACAGCTGTTATGTTTCATCTACCTATCTAGACGAAAATGTCAGGAGCGAAAGAACATCCTTTAACATTGCTGAAGACTTCAATGGTATTTTCTCGCAGACTGAAATAAGTTTGAGAATGATACGCGAGAGAGTTTTAGATAGGGCTAAATTATATCTTGAAACTTACTTAAGAGATAGCATTGAAGCTGGTAACAGAAGAATCTCATCGTTTATAGATAATCAAGCGCCACGCTACAGATTCATTACTCGTTACGCTTCACAAGAAGATCTCATAGTATCCCCAGACATAAGTGACAAAGACTTAGACCTACACCTTCATGAAATCTGGTACGAGATCGAAAGACAGCTTGTAAGTGAGGGCCACGACATTATGTCCCCCACCAAAGATGAATCACTTCAAGATTACAAGGAACGACTAAATAACTATGTAAGCAAGGCAGAAGACATCAAGAAGTCTGACTTAGCCAATTATGTTTCTCATCGCAAAGCCATCATAGATATTTTAGAACAATCAATAGTTCGCCTAGATGACGGAAAATACGCGAGAGAGGATACGATACACGAACTAATTTTCCCTATGGGCAAAGACTCAGACTCTGTAATGGCCGACGGAAGCAACTTATGGCTATTGGATGAGCGCCTATCATTCCACGCATATTTAGCATCTGACAAGACGCTTAACTCAATGCCGATAACAAATAGCTCGTCAACAAAAGAGCCAGATATTTTGAGCCTCCGGATTTTTGATAATCCTATCCTTGTCAATGATGGTGGCTCTTTCCCCATGGCCTCTCTTACTATCATTGAAATCAAGCGCCCAATGCGAGATGACATGAAAGAAGGAGAAGATAAAGACCCGATAGACCAGGCCCTAGGTTATCTAGATCGCATCAGGGATGGTGGTATTGTGACTAAAACTGGCAGACCTATACCGGGCAACAAAGAAATCCCTGGTTATGTTTATGTAGTATGTGATCTTACACCTACTATGAAAAAGCGTTGTAGGCGAGCGAATTTAAGAATCACGTCCGATGGGCTGGGCTACTTTGGCTACAACGAACCAAGCCATGCCTACGTTGAAGTAATATCATTTGACCAACTTGTAAGGTCCGCAAAAGAAAGAAATCGCTCATTCTTCGACAAACTTGGGTTTCCTACACATTAAGAATTGGGACCGTGCCCTACATTTTGTTTGTGCATGGCTCACTGACAATGGTGTAAAGAGGCTGTAAGGTTTCACCAAATCCCAACAACTCTTCAGCCTTGGCCTTATCTGTGGTTACGTGCTCTCCTAAATAAAACCATGACCAAGCAACTGGTCTAAGCACGACTCCATCAAAGAGGCACGCCTCTCCTAATAGAATGTTGCATTCGCCTGCAATATCGTAGATTCCAACGCGGCTTGCATCTTTAACGATAATGATGTCCTCGAATACGCTCTTTTTTTTCATGTCCCCTCCAGAGCAAGCATGAGCTGTACATTCATACAGTATAGGATCAAAACTGGCAACGTGGTGCTCATTGCCGGGGACAGCGGCTCGACGACAGGAATTGACTAGTAATCGCGACTAACGTCATGGCTTGTGCTCGGGTGTGCGCCCTTCCCCACCCCTTTAACAGTCTGGAGCCTATGGTCATTCCAGCTCCTAGTGAACATACCCTTGAAGCCCGCCCTCCCCATCGCGGGCTTTTCTTTGTCTGCGGTTCAGCCATCCTTTCCATCCTTCCCCTCCAGCTCGCTTTAGCCCTCTGCGCCAATGAAAGCTTCCCCGCCAAAATATGCATTTATGCATGAAAACTCTTGCTGCCCTATTGCCAATATATGTCAGCATCAATACTGTACATATAACCAGCACAAGCAAGGAGCATCCCATGCCGAAAATCGCGTCACCCGCATCACAAGCAAGAAACTCATATGAATTGGTAGGTCGGCGCATCCAGCGTCTGATAGCTGCTCCAGGCGTTCAGAAGGTCCAGGTCGTCACCGTCGCCCGCAACGATAATGAAAGCCCAGAGGCTTGGCGGCAGGTAATCCAAGAAATCGAAGAAACGAGCGGCGTGCGCATTGAGCACCTAGACAGCGGCGCCGTCAGGATCGGATGGCGACAGTACTACGAAGCGTGAAATGAGCCCGCCACTGAGCGGGCTTTTTATTACCT